TAATACTATATTTGCAGTACAATAACAAAGAAATGAACGTAAAAGCAAATCAAAAAGACCGCACCTTTACTATAAGAGTAAACGGGAGCAAGTACCGCACCTCGCAATTTTCAAAAGCTACCTTCGAAGAGCTTGAGCATAATACAGACGCAGACTGGGTTAATTTTTTAGCAACATCTAACTCTTATTATTTGGTAAAATGAAAAGACTTCAAATTGTATTTACCGCTAAAGATTTTGTCGCAGGGTCTGAATGGTTAGAGGAGAATAGTACAAAGCTCGGCTTTAGTTATGACGAATACCACGACATCTACGATACAGACGAGGTTTTGTCTGAAGTTGAAAACGCTTTAGAGTTATCAGGATTAGAATATTATTTAGGAAATTAATTATGAAAAACGAGATACTAAAAGTAGGGGCAATGTTGATGCCTATGGGCTTTATGGTCGCGATCTGCGACTACAAAGTGTACGGGTCTATTAACTTTTTAATAGGCTTCGTGTGTTTACTTGAACTTATAGATTTAAAATTAAAGGAGAAAAATAAACTTAACAGTTGATTATGAGCCAGCCAATAAAATTAAAATGCCCTTACTGCATTAAGGAATTTACCACTACCAGAAGAGATAAAATTTGGTGCGATAGGCAATGTGCTAAAAAATACGCACAAATAAAAACGCAAATAGATTTGAATAAGCAACATCAAAAATTAATATTAGACGATGCTTTCTTATACGATTATGAATTAGATAAGTTTTACGTTAAAGCTTTTCAATTTAAAAAAACGCTATAAATGGAAGATTCAAAAAAAGAAATAATAAGCAAAATTTCTGCAATATTTGACAAGCAAATAAAAATAGAATATAAGCAAAATAAAGGCAGAATAAAAGACTGCCCCTCATACTGGGGTAAATTAATTTTTTTAGAATCTTTAACTTTAAGTATCGAAGATACGAAAGCAATCAGAACAGAATATTATTGGTATATGAGAGATAAGCTTCAAGGCATAGAGCAGAATCGATTTATATTAGAAAGCATTTTAAAATTTAAAGAACAAAATAATTAGCCTTGTATTAAAAATAAACACTATATTTGCAAAACAATTAAACACAATGACAATAGATTTAAACTTAGAAGAGAGAGCGTTAATAGCTCTACTAATTAAAGATGAAGTAAGCCTACTTAGAGAGTATCGCAGACAATCAACAATAGAAAGTAATATTGATTATTACGTTGAGAAAATAGACGCTTACAAATCAATTTTAACTAAAATATAATATGCAATTTGAACCATACTTAGGCGAGGAGCTAACAAGAGCGATAAAGGCTAATACTACTCGCTTTGAGCGTCAGATAGTAGCTGAGAAGCATTTAATTAGCGTTCATACTCTGAACACCGTTATAAGCGGAGAGCGTAAGATTACCAACTTCAACGAGCCAGCTCTAACCGAGATAATAAAAGTAGCTATACGTAACGCAAACAAGAACGGTAAGACCTTAGCGGATTACTACCAAAAAAAAGAGGCAGCCGTAGCCACCTCCCTAAACAATCATTAACAATAACTTAGCAAAAATAAACAATTATGACAATATACAATAAACTTGCAGCCGTTAAAAAAGAGATAGGAGCTATCTCCAAAGACGAAACAAACCCTTTTTTTAAGTCTAAGTACTTTGATATAAACGGGCTTTTAAGACATACAGAGCCATTATTACAAAAGAATGGTCTACTACTATTGCAGCCTATTTTAAACGGCGAGGTAGTATCTCAAATAATCGACACCGACTCAGGAGAGAGCGTTACAAGCTCAATCGCTTTGCCTAATATGGACGACCCGCAAAAGTTAGGGTCTGCGGTTACGTATTACAGAAGATACACCTTGCAAAGTCTTTTAGGCTTACAAGCTGAAGACGATGACGCTAACGCAGCTACTCAGGCGGTTAAAAGTAATAAGCCTTGGATAAACGAAAATGATAACACTTGGAAAGCTGCACTCGCTAAAGGTATAACCCTTGCAAAAATAAAAGAGCATTATTCTATCAGTAACATTAACGCAGCAAAATACGAAGATGCACTTAAAGCTATTTAAACAAAGAGCCTCATCGGCTGGTAAACTTATGTCTAACCCTCGCTCAAAAGGCGAGGTGTTAAGTCAAACCACTAAAAGCCATTTACAAGAGTGGTTAAAGTCTGAGATATACGGCATACGTAAGCAAATCAAAAGTAAGTACTTAGAAAAAGGTAACGCAGTTGAGGACTCCGCAATAGACTACGCAGCCGCAGAGCTTGGATGGCTATTTGCGATAAAAAACGAAGAGTTTTTCGAGGACGATTACTTCTGCGGAACGCCTGACGTAATTTTAGACGATACCATAGTAGATATTAAAAGCTCTTGGGACTGCTTTACCTTCCCTCTGTTTGATGATAAAATAGAAAACTCTGACTACTTCCACCAATTACAGGTCTATATGCACTTAACGGGTAAACGCAAAGCCACTCTTTGTTATGTGCTTATGAATACTCCTGAGCATTTAAGCTACGAAGAGCCGCAAGACTACTCAGAGGTAGAAAGTAAATATCGTATAAAGACTTTTGATATAGAATACGATACAGAAGTGATAGAAAAATTAATAGAGAAAGTTAAAATTAGTAGAGAATATATAAAGAGTTTAATATGAAAGAAGAAATAGAGAGATTAGATAAAGAGATTTTTAAGCTGAGAGTGTACATCGGCACTTTAGAAAGGGAGTTAAAAAGGCAAGGTTATATGGATGAGAAAATTAAACAAATGAGAGATAACCATAGTCTTACTTCAAGCATCCAAACAAAAGAGGTACTAAAACTCGATAAAATAATGGATATTTGTTGCGCTTACTATAACCAAGATAAAGATAGTGTTTTAGGGGCTTCAAGACTTACGGAGCTTATAAACCCTCGCCATATGTTTTGCTACCTTGCAAAAAATAATACAAGGGCAAACAATAAAGAAATAGGTAAGTATATTAACCGAGATAGAACTACGGTTATTAACGGAATAAAAAACATAACCAACTGGCTAACCTCAGATAAAGCAATACAAAGAGACTATAACCAAATAATAGAATTAATAAAATGAGCGCAAAACTAAAACCAGGTACGGAGCTTTATTTTCTTTTACTAAGATCGCAAAGTGTACTAACGGAAATGAGCTTAGAAGGAGAGCAAAGTATAAAAAAGTCTATACGTTCTTTAGACGCTTTCATAAGCAAGCATAGTGATAACGCTGAGCTATTAAATTCAAATGCTCACGCTATTGCAGTCCACAACTGGAATGTAATCCACGACAACATAGACTTAGATATTTTAGCAACTCCTATCGGACAATTAACAATAGAAAAATGAGATTAAATATAAAAATAACCTTAATGGTAGTTATATCTGCTACGCTATTTATCTTAACTCTTGTGAATATATCAAAGCAAAAAGAAGCTACCCAGCCTCCGAGAGTTATTACCCTGAGCAACACCGATACAATTTACCAAAAAATAGAAAAAATCAATTTAAAATCCGTCACAATTATTAAAAAATATGAGACTAAAATCAACAATTATCGCCACGCTACTACTACTAACAAAATTAGCCTATTCGCAGACCGTATTAATAGACAATAGCGGAGATACGACTATTTGCATAACCCTCCCTCAGATGGATAGGGTCTATATTGAATTGCTGCAAAAGGATAGTTTATTAGAGCAAGCCATTTTAAGCCACTCTAAAGAGGTTTTACTCTATCAGGCAATAGATAGTGCCAAAAAAGATATAGAGTCGCTACAATCGCTTGTATATACCATTGACGCTGAGAATATGGGCCTGCATTTAGATAACGAGAAGCAAAAGACTCAAATAAGAACAAACCGCACTATCTCTTTTATTACAATTGTTACGCTATTTTTATTTATAGCGTTGTAACGGCGTGTATATGCAAAGTGCGAAGTGTTGGAGTCGAGCGTGGTGCATTTTGTATATACAATGTTGTAGATTATGTTTCAAATTTCAATAAATAAAAAATAAATTGCAATGGGTTACAAAGAAAAACAAATGGAAGAAGTAAGAGAACGAAGGAAATTTACTCATAAAGGGATGGTTTATAGTGTACAAAGGCTAGACATATTAATTGTTTCTATATGTGGGGCAGGTATTTATATATACTTTGAGCTACTAAAGTATTTACTTAAAGAAGAAATATGCACTCATTGGATGGTCAATGCTTTTGGCATAATTTTCACACTTGGATTAGTTACTAATTTTATTGCTCAATGGTTTGCGGTAAGGACACATTACTACGACTACTTATATTGTCAGCAGCGTATAGATTGCAACGACAAGCCAAATGAAAAAGAAAAAAAAGATATTACGAACTCAGATGACAAAAGTGATAAATACGACACTTATAGAAAATATACTGATGGGGTTAGTATGTTGTTAATGTTCTTAGGTTTGATAATTTTAGTGTCTTACTTCATATTTATTTTTTAGGTGTTGGCGACTTTTTCAGACCGTAGAAATGATGAATAAGAACCATATTTTACATTATACGTAAATACAGGCAAAGGCGCAGTAAAATTCACTTTTTGACCGAAATAACTAACATTAAGCCTATTTATTTAAGCTAATGTATGAGTTATACTACCTAATTTTGCACAATAGCCCTTGCCGATATATCGTGCATTTTGTCACAAAGATAGGGCAAATTATACTATAATATGTATTAAAGCGACACAAAGTGAATGAATTTTTCCGAAAAACTAATGCAGATTAAAAAGTACTAAGCACTCGAGAGTCAAAGACATTTAAGTACATAACCTCCTTAGCTATGCGGTTACTATTGCCAAACTCAGTTGTAGCTCTAATATAC